CCAATCTGGTATGGCTTCATTAAGTCAATAAGTGCTGTAGACTTGGTATTTCTATCAGAGAAAACAGAACCTTCTACTGGAAGCTTACAACCATATAAAGTACTATCTCCTTTAAATTGAAATTTAAGAGGACCTATATGGTTTCTATCTACACCAATATAAATAGGTGAGAATCCGCCTGGGTTATTCATACCCCAGAATGATGGAATATTTGGTCCAATTTTTATACCACCCCAAACTTCATTAATCCAGATCCAATCTATATGTTCACCAAATATGATATTATCTTTTGTTTTATTTTTAAAAAGTCTAGTATCATAAATAGCTTTATCAGTTATCTTGTAATCTTCTGTTACTATTTCTGTTGTTACTTCTCCATTATCAGCAACCTTAGTTAAATGACCTACTTTTTTCTGTGACTTCCAGTAACCTGTAGTTACTCTTAATAAATATGCAGTACCTTGATCAAAGTAATCTTCACCTTCTGATAGTATTTGATTTATAATATCTCCGCCATCCATTACAGATCCTGCTACTGCAGTAGTATATTGTCTGTATGCAAGTGAAGGCATATTAGTGTTCCATTCATGAGATTTGGTACCATCATAGTAACTACCATCATTTTGATAACCACCTACAATATAACCACCAGATCTAATTGGATATACAGCTTCTAGAGCTTCTAACTGCTCTTCTGTCATTATGTAACCATACTTATCTATAACATCAGCTACTGTAAGCATATCTATCTTACCTACCCAATTACCTTCAGATATATATCTATTATCAGGAGACTTATGATAGAATGTTACTACTGGATTCCAGAGTTCTACTAGATAGTCATCTTCCATCATATGAAAATGCCAGAATTCTCTATCTGTAATTAACATATCACGGAAACCTCTTTCTTCTAGCTCATCCATTCTAAATCTTTCAACATCTACTTTATGTTGATGTGTTGCCCATTCTTCAATCATAGATCTATAATCTTTCTTAAAGAATTGTTCTATTTCAGGAAGAGTTTTTAGTTTCTCTGGATTAAGTTGTTCTTGAGCCTCTGGTGATGCTAAATCTAAACCTTGTTCTAATAAAGCTGCAGTAAGTTTTACTTGAGCATCTGCCATTAGAGTTTCTTCAACCATCTTTTGTTTTTGCTCAAGCATCTCATTATATGAGAATTCATCAACAGCACGGTATGTAAGTTTAGTTGATCTTTTAGCAAATTCAGCTACTAGAACATTAATTACATTTGGAACTATAGGATAAAATTTTAACTCAAGTGCAGAAGCATCTTCTTTAGTAAGAATCTCTACAATGTCTCTATACTCATTATCTTCTTCAACAATATAGTCTGTTTTATCTATAATACCTTTTGCAAGTTTATAGTTTTTAAGCAATCTTCTTGCATTTCTTCTTATTTGTTTTAGACCATTCCATTCTAACCAGTCTAAATTCCAAGCTGCCCACTCTTCATTTTTATCAGTTTTTGGGACAAACTGCAAAGGTTGTGTAATACTACCCATGCGGTTCTGTTCTACCTTAGCTCCTTTTTTTAGTTGTAACGCATTATATACTTGCATAACTTTTATTTAAAATTTTTAAAAGGAGATCTTTTAACTCCTTGCATTCCTTTATAATAAGATTTACCCATATGCCGGAACGGACTATTATTTAATTTAAACAAATTTTCTGACTTTTGCAAGTTTTTAGCTGCATCATCCATTATTGTTCTTTTAGAATATCCTCTATTTGACTGTTGTATTTTCATAAATGCAACTAAAGCACAAAATGAAACTAGTCTATCCACGTTTACTCCTTCAGCATATTCTCTCATTTCTTTAAGTAACATGGGGTCTGGTATACGTTCAATACCATACTTAGTTCTAACAATAGTACCATCTGTTTTTGTTTCAACATCTAATTCCTCTTTAGTATATTCTATAGCATAACTAAGAAGGTGAGCTTTAAAAAGAGTACCTGTATTTTTCCAGCCATATTCCTGGAACACATTAGCATTAGCTCCTAGATCTTTTAGAAAAAGTATTTGACTCTTTGGTACTAGATATTTTTGTTTTTTTCTAGATATCATATACTGTATAAAAAGAGATATGTTATTTTCTATCACTGTCCATGCATTATACCATTCTATAATAAGTTCTAACTTCTGATGGGTTTTATTAATATCATCAAATCTACCACACCATGCTGCCACAATCTTATCTTGTTCTATATAAGTTTCTGTTTCTGTGCCTGAAACTTTAGTTACTTCAACAGGAGCTTTCATTACATATATTGAACACAGTGATTCTGAGGTAGTTGTCTTGCCCTCAGACACTGGGTCAATAGATGCATAATACTGTCCAAAAACAGGATCTTTAATAGGTCTTTCCCATACAACAAGTACACCTGTTTTATCCTCTGTTTTTTTAGAAATAGGAAACTCCATAATAGGTCTTTTATTAGTTTCTTTAACTATGGGTTTTCCATTTTCATCTGTCATAATATCCAAGAATTCATATGCATATTCTTTATCTAAAATTCTTCTTTCTTGTGCAGCTACTAAATGTGTAGGGAACACAGATACAGATCTATGATCAAAAGCTTCTTTAATATTTCTTGGATGCTGGGATATTCTTAACTGGTAGTCTTCTGGACTTAATTCTTTTTTCCACTGTTCAAATTGTTTCTCTAAAGCTTCTAATGCTTCTTCTACAAGTGAATTACCATAAGAATCTATATAAGGTGGCATAGACCATTGTTCAGGAATAAATAAACCTGATACGCCTACAGTACCTTTTTCATCTAAAAGATCTGTTTCTACTGCATATACATCTTTTGACAAAGGGTTTAAAATCATATCTCTAAGTGGGTTACATTGAGACAAGTCACCCACAGATCCAGCTGCTATGAACATACCTGTAGTGATTAAACCAGATCTCATTGCAGGTCTCATATACTCATATGTCTGATCCATCTTAGGAGCAATTCCAGCCTCTTCATGAAAAAAGAATTTTACTGGACCCCCTACACCATTTGTAGGATCTTTCTCAAATGACATACCTTGAATAGTACCTTTAAGACCAACTTCTGTTTTTCTATCTCCTTTTCTTACCTCAATCTTCTGTTGCCACATCATTACTTTTTGTGGATTCATTGGGCGGTACCATGCAGTATGTTCATTTAAGAATGCAGCATATTCATCTAAAAATTTCCAAGATCCTTTTTCATTAATATAATCTTTAAGACTGGCACCTATTTTTAAAGTAACCCCGGGCTCAAACCATTGTTGGTTTATAAGTTTACCCATATGATAATAAGAAGATGCTATCTGACGTTTCTTTAAAATAGCAGAATGTTTATAATTTAATTCTGCTAGTAATTCATAAAGAGCCATGTGATATTGAGCATCTCTAATTTTAGCAAAGTCAAACTTTTGTTGTTCTTTGTCAAAGATTGGTAAGAAATTTAACCACATGTAGTATTCTCTTGCAAGAAACCAAGTAGTATCTTTATCCTTTATAATTATACCTTTTCTACATTTAACTTTTTGATCATCCCAATAATTTATAAAGTCTCTTGATTTGAAGGGAGCTGTACAGTATACCCCATCTTTTTTAAATTTGGTTGACTCTGATATAAATACTTGGTTTGTAAGTTCATTAAACTCATACTTACCTGGTTCTTTGAATACTCCAAAAATAAAGTTACTGAACTGCTCTCTGGATTCAAAGGTTGTAGTTGTCCATTCTCCGTTTTCATAAGTTGGTATGTCTTGATAAATTTCACTCATAATTACTGATCATATGCTGTACCAATTCCTCCGCGTACTCTACTAGATTGTTCTTCCTGAAGATCTTTATATGCACCTTTAAAAGATGCTCTAATTGCTTCATAGTTTTTAGCCGCAGCAATTAATGAATTTATATTTCCATCTCTACCAGCAGTAATTGTTGTAACCTCCATATATCTTGCTAATCTATCTAACATAGATGCAATACCTTTATATGCTCTGGATGTAGGAGTTTCATACATTTTTTCACAAAACTTAAGAGCTATAAAGATTGTTTCATCTTCAGTAGAAAATTCTGCTCCAATTTGTTGTAATACTAAAGATTCTTTATCTACATCTGGAGTAAAGAAAAAAGGATTTAAATCAGGATTTGGACAACACATGTAGAATAAATACATGTATACTTTAAGGTACTCATCCGGATATTCATCCATTACATCCTTAAGAGCTTTTAATGTATAGCAATGTTCAGTAGGTATTACTACTCCATTTTGTACATCAAACAGTTTAGTTAAAATCATTTCTTTTTAATTTTATTTCTGTTATCACTAAGGTAGTGAATAATTGCTAATACTTCATCTACTAAATAAGGTACTGAAATTGGTATAACTTCTTTTACAATTGGTTCCCCGTTTTCATCTAACTTACTTATAGGATATCCCCAGTTATCTTCTTTTTCTACTTCAAAAGTAATATGATGTATAAATATTCTTCCCGGCTTTAATTTTGGATTATGCTTAAGTATAATATACATATAAATACTAAGCTGTAATGCATAATGATAAAAATTACAATCATCAAGACTATCTACAGGAGGTGCCATTTTTTCAGATTTACCATCCCAGTCTACATAAGATTCTTTCTTTATTTCTTTATTAGTTTTATAGTCAATGATGTTTACTTTACCATTGACTACTTCAACTAAGTCTGATTGACCACAGATTCCTGCTGATCTTAAATAGACCATATGTTCTGGATACACGCCTGGTTCTAGTTTTTGACTTGGAGCAAGTTTCACACCTTCTCTAACTTCAGAAGGTTTAAATACAGGAACTGTTATCCCTTCTCTTTCTATTGAAGCTAAAGAACATAAATCACTCTCTCTTTGGTTATGATACCATGTACCAAGAGTAGTAGATCTATCAGCCTCATTAGTCCAAATTTGTTGTATAATTTTTGGATCTATTCCTGACCATTTAGACTTCTTACTCTTACTTACTTTTTCTGCTACCTTCTTAGCATCAAAAGGTTTTTTAAAATGGGAAACAAGTGTTGTTACACTTATCCAATCAATGCTAGTGTCATCAAGACTTTTGTAGCTATGATCATCTGCATTAAATACTATCATTTCTTTAGTTGTTCTATAGCAAGTACTGCTATGTTAAAATTATCTCTATCTTCTGACCTCAACATAGTTATCAAACTTTTTGCTGTCTCAGAATCTACTTTCTTTCTTTCTTCCATCCACTCAACAAATCCTACAGCATTTTCAATAGCCATTGCGTGTGCAAGATAATCTGCTCCTGTTTGTCCAGTATACAAACTGATCTGTCTTCCTTGAGAAGCAATACCATCTGTCAGAAAAGATTCTAGTTCTGGCCAATTCATGCATTGTCTATTATTGATTCAGCTAATGTTCTTGATGCTTCATCTTCAGAGATCAACATCTTCCGGATATTAGTCACTTCTTCCTGAGTAAACTTACCTTCTATTGAAAGAATCTTTAGTCTTAAGAACTTATTCTCTGTTTCTAGTTTCCTAAGTCTTTCTTCTATTAGATGTATAGGGTTCCATGGATCACTGTATGGTCCAGTATTTATTTGAGAAAATAAACCATTACCAGTTGTGCTACCTGGTATAGTATTAATTACTTGGCTGCCATCATTAACTAAAGTTCCAGCTGGATGATATACATTTGGAATAGGTACATTCATAATTTTAATCTTTAAGGTTATCTAATGCATCTTCTTCATCTTCTGTAGCAATAGCATCCCATTTACCTAATGGACAATCTGAAGATAAAGATCTAGTTTTAAAATTTAGTGAGCATCCACATTCATTACAA